GAGGTGCGTTCGAAACAAATGTAGTAAACCTATACGGTACATTCAATGCGTCCAGATGGGGGACAACAATGCCGTATAACTGGGATTACTCAACAAACAGCCAGCCACAAACAGTAGCACCAAACATCGCAACGTTCCCACTTGAAAACATCGACACAATGCGCGAGGAAATACTCGCATTCGCTCAAACATCACTACCGTACGAAATCAACAGCGCAGACCTAGAGCCTGGATTTGTTGATGGCGCTTGTGCTAGTGTGATTAGTGTTGTGTTGTCTGGTTTGAATATGTCTATATTGTTTACCGTTTGTGCTGTTGGTGTTATATCTCCGTAGTGAACTACAGCCCCCACGTTTTCTTGGAGGTTTGCGTAATATTGTTTATAGATTTCCCAGTATGCTAACACTGAGATTCCATTGAAGCTCCTTTCTACGTTTGTCGTTGGTGCTATTCCTATTCCTCGTACCCCCAGGTATGCCATGATACTACTTGGGTTGATTTGTGCCGAGTTTAGGTCTGTCACTGTGTCTAGGTCGATTGGTCGCGCAGTCAGGTTGATGATCGGAAACTTTACCTGGCTGATATTGTTACCAATTCGCAGCTTGTTGTTGTGTAGGTAGCTGTTGTACAGTCGAAAGTCTGCCGTAAACCAGTCTATCTGGCCTTTTAGGCTTCCGAATACTGGCCCTACTGTTGGTCCTGTGTATACTTCCATGTGTGTGCCGATGTCCCAAGTGTCATCTGGCAGGGCTACGTTTTTGTATACCGGGATTAGCGTTCCGATACTCGCCGTAGTTCTTACTACTTTGTCTAGGTTGAATGTGGCTCTTTGGTAGCCATCAAATTGAACCTGCATTTTTTTACCGCCTCCTAGGCGATTACTTCCAATTGTAGTTTGCATTATTTTGAATTTAGTGAATTACGCATTCTCATGCACGTATAGCATCTTAACCCATTCCACAACTCATAATAGCCCATTGCCTGTATCCGGCTATGGGCTAGTATGAATTCAGGTTTGTGGTCGTTGTAGCTTGCGCATCTAAATAGATTCATTTTGCGCTGCTTTTTCGCCTTTTTCTTTGGCTTTTTTCATTGTCGTGTTTGTTGATGTCGTTTGCTGTTCCCCATCCTGCTAGGAAGCAAATGACGATGATCATTAGTGTTTTCATTATTGTTTGATTGTTGTTTGTATGTTTACTGCGTATAGTTCTATGTTGTGGTATTTTGACAGTGTTTTTACTACATCTTCAAATGTTGCATTGTCTTGTATATCCATTACGGTTTTTGTTGCCACTGCGATTATTACGATTCTGTATGTCATTGTTTTGTGTTTTTGTTATTACAAATTTATGCCGTTTTTTTTGTTTATGAAATACCCTTTTTATGGTATTTTTGCTCCACGCTAGTGGACACTATCTGTGTGTGTCGCTCAGTCTACGGTTGCACTACGAGCACTAACACTTGGTGGGCTCAGCCCCCCTGTATCACTTAGATACGTCATCGAAGCGGCAATAGTAAAACTATTCCGCTGAAATGTCCGCCGGAAGGGCGCCTGTCCGGCGAGGACTGTTGCTGCGGTAGCGCCGATTGCCAGCGTGGCCAACGCTTCCACTATATTCAGGCTTATTCTTCTTCTTTTTATTATCTTTTATCTCTAGCCTGAAATGCGCGTTGACCCACGCGTGCTGCAATCGGCTGTCGCTTTGGCTGTCGCTTTACCAGTCGTCTATTGTTGGCTCTTTGAACATTACTTCTATGTTGCCTATTTTTACCTTTGATCTATCTCGTTTCTGTTCGGTTGGTTTTTCTTTTATCGGTATTCTTTTGTTTTGATATAGTTCTCTACGTTCTTCTTCGTATTTTTTAGCTTCCCAATTGTTTGGGCTTCCATATCCTAGTCTGTTGCTTACTTTTTGATAGTATTTTAGTAGTTTTTCCCTTAGTACGCTGTCTGTTGCGTCTATTTTTTCACCTCCCACGTATTGTACCCCTTTGTCTAGCTTGGCTATCCATAGGTCTTCTCGTTGATCTTCTGTGTACAGTTGATTCCTCCAGTAAACGTTTAAGTTTATCTGGAATCCTTGGTTTGTTGTGTAGGTCGTTTTTGTTTCTTCTCCCTTGAATTCATTGTGTTTTGCGTTGAATGTTTCTACGTATGTTTTTCCTATCCCTGGACTTGTTAGTATTTTTGGTTTGTAGTATTTGTGTTGAGGGTCTAGTTTTGTTACGTATTTTGTCACGTATCCGATTGTTTGGTCGTTTACATAGTTTCGTCTTTTACCGTCCCCTAGTGTACAATATCCATATCCCCATCTTTTGTCTATTTCTTCTCCTTTGTCTGTCCACACTAGCCCATGTAGATGTAGGTGTTCTGTTTCTCCGTGTCCTAGCTCTGTAATGAACCAGTGTCTAGGGCTTTTTTTGTGTTTTTTTCTCCATCTTTCGCGCCATCTGTGTATTGCCAGTGTTGCTATTTGGTTGTCCAGGTCATACCCTTTTAGCTTTGGGTTTTTTTGTAGTGATTCTTCTTTGAGTTCTGTATATGCTTCGTTGCTAAACGTGAACGTTACGAAGTTGCCCTTTTCTTTTTGGTGTTTTACTTCTTCGAGTAGTCTACTTTTCCATTCTGCACTTCTTGCTGCTGCGCATTCCATGCAAAGTCCGCATTTTAGCGGGACTAGCCCCACACGTTTATCCTTCATGTGGGGCACGTCTCCGCCGTTTCGTTTATTCGGCTTGTATTTTGGATTTTGTATTAATCTTGGGTATAGACACATTTTACCATTCTATTTTTGCCGATTTTCCTAACTCATGTGTTTTTACCATTTTGTTTGGTATTTTCTTTATAAATCCGCCTCCTACTAGTTCCGCTGCTCTTGCTACGGTTTCCACTGTCAGTTTTGTGCTGTTGCTTACGTCTTGTACGAATTTCTCTATGTCCAGGTGTCCTTGCTGTATTTCTAGCGCTTTCCATTTTTGCGCTATTTCTTCTCCTATTGCTGCCATTTGTGTTTCTGTCATGTCTTTTTGTACTCTTCTCAGTTCGTTCATCAGCTCCGCTCCTACTGCTTCTGCCTGTTTTGTTTGTAGTTCGGCTGTAATCATTCCTTTTGCTGCTTTTGCTTCCTGCCATAAGATGTGCGTTCTTGCTTGTACTTGTTCTGCTGCATCTTCAACAGTCATCGCCGCTAAGTTCGCTGCTATTGTTGCCATTCTTCCTTGCTCTCTTGTCAGGTCTGTATCTACCCCTGCTGTTTTTGCAGTTTCTACCTTGGTTTTTTCCGTCTGAGCCTCAATTAATTGTCGCTGTGCGTTCATCATTTGTAGTCCCATTACTTCGCCTCCTCCCCTGGGTGCGCTTTCTGCGTTTACGTTTCCTCCGGAGTTTCCTATTGTTTGGCCGCCGCCGCCCTTTCCCCCGTATTGTAGTGCTGGGTTTAATCCAGCTTTCTTTAATTCTGTAGTTAGTGCTACAGGACCCGTTTCTCGCCATGTTTGCATTCCTAGTGCTTGATTGAATGCTCCATGCTTTCTGTAGATTCCTGCTTGTTGTTCAGGTAACTTTCCTTGCTGCCTTAGTTGTCATCGATCGTTGTGACCTTCTAATGCTAATCCCATTAGCGTGTCTTGTATTCCGCTTGCTGCTTGCATTCCCAAGCTTGCCAACCATCCTGGTTCCATTTTTCGCGCTTTTTTGTTAAAAAGCGGTACACCTTAGTTCTTATTATAGTACAGACGCGTACCGCCTTCTAACTCGTTAATAATTAATTAATTGCATTCTTGCCAAAGTACCGTCTGTACTTATTCTTTTGGCGTGTCACTTTTGTGGTCGCCGTCCCCTTCTTTTGGTTTCGGGTTGTGTCGTTCATCCCGTTTCGTGAGATGGATTTTTGACATTGCGTCCGCTGCATCTACGGCTATTTCGTGCCGATCTGCCCGGATGTCTGTTTCTGGCAATACTCCATCATTTCGCTCTGTAAATAGCGTACTTGATGTTTCTCCCAGGTCTGCGCCATTTTGCATCATTCGTGCTAGTTTGCGCTCTATTGTTTCGCCTTCCCGGCTTACAAGTCCTCGTAGGCTTGTTTTTGTTTTTGTATTTTGTTTGTACATTTTTAAAACATTTTTAGAGGGTCGATGCTTGTTTTTTGTTTGATTTTTACACTTTTGGCATAATCTTGGCCGACATTTTTCTCCGGCATTTGATGTCCAATCCAATGTTTACCCAGAGGTTTTGTGCATCAATCGATGTTTGTGCAAAGATCTGATTGTACTTTACTTGATCGATGTATGTTGTATGATCTTGA